CTAAGAAAGGAATCCTTTTAACTATAGGACTGATAAGTTTCTTAGCAGATTTTAATATATTTTTAGAACTCTTTAAAACATGTTTAGTTGCACCTTTACCTATGGTTCTTAGTCCAATCTTAGTTGCTTTTTTAGTTGCAACCTTTGCTACCTTCTTAGTGGCTTGACGAACTGGTTTAGATTTTGCTAGTTTACGAACTGGTTTAGATGCTACAGCAGTAACTACTCCACTCGTTGCTGTTGCTGAAAGATCTTTTCCTTTCTTCTCCAGATCTTGAGCATCTCCTTTCAAATCTGATGAAGATTTTTTACCAAAAACCATATCATATATCAATCCACCTAGAGCATCTCCTATAAAACCACCAGCAATTCCACCAATAAGAGTTCCTATCCCAGGAACTATACTAGCAACAGCACCCAGTATCCATGCTCCTAAACCTGCACCGATAGCTTTAAATGCTGCCTTACCAGGAGGTTCCTTAAATACAAATACATTCAAAGCAAAATCAATGAGTCCACCAATAAGAGGAATCCTTTTTACAACAGGACTTACAAAATTCTTTGTCAATCTTATTAATGCTTTACTTCCACCTCTTCCTAAAACTTTACTAGCTCCTGCCCTTGCTACTCTAGTAAGTCCAGACCTAGCAAATTTCTTTCCTGCTCCTTTTACTGCTGCAGTACCAAACTTTCTACGTGCTGCTTTCTCTCCAAATCTACGAGCATATCTTCTTATAACACCCTTAGAAGTCTTGCCAAACCTTCTTCCTCTAACAATATCTAATCCCTGATTAACTTGTGCTCCTGCCATTGCAGCAATCAAAGCAGTATTCAATAACAAGACAAAGGTTTTAGAAAGATTATCAAATACTTTCATTCCAGATTCACCAAACAGTTTACCTACTGTTCCTCTTAGACCATCATAAATTTTATATCCAAAATCTATTATCCCAACAAAAGCATTAAGTAATTTCCCACCCCAAGTAAGAAGAAAATTTGCTACTCCAACTAGTCCCTTAGCAATTCCTACTAAAAGTCCTGTATTATCAAGCAAACCCATCAAAACTTTACCTAATAATAAGGTAACAAAAAAGTTTATTATATTGCCAAATACACTCTTTGCTTTTGGAGGAACTAGCCCACGTAATTTAAACTTATTTTTATTCTTCTTAGTACCCTGTTCTAATTCTTTTTCTGTTTTCTTTCTTTCTCTCTTAGATTTACCCTTCCTTCTTTCCTTCTCTCTTATCTCATCTAAAGCAATAGATCCCTTTAATAAAGTATCAACATCAACCAGAGTAGTTTTTATTCTAAATGCAGTTCCTACAAGATCCTCTTTCCCTATAGCAGGAGTTGCTTTACTAATATCTTTGGCATCAAACGTAGACGAAGAAGAAATTAAAGGAGTGGTAGGTTTAGAAACCGCAGGAGATGCTTCTACATCCCCTGTTTGCTGAGAAGCGGGTACATTCCCCTTACTTTTTCCCCTAAACATATTTTTAGCCATGCTAGCCCCACGGCCTAGATTCATTGCTCCTTTTGCTAGTGCTCCTAAAACCATTTTATGACATCATCCCTAAGACTTGCATTTTAGATTCATCAGTCATGAAAGGAGGTCTAACATCAAAAGAAGGAATATCATTACCGCCAGGTGGTGGTTGATTCTCTGGTTGCGACTTACTTTTAGTTGCCTCTTGTTCATATGCTACAACAACATTCTTTTTCTCCTTAGGTTTTACCTCATACTTATCAGTATTAACCATTGCATCAATGTTGCTGCTTATTGGTCCTAAAATACCACTGCTACCACCAGATTTTGAAGAGTTTTTTGGTTTTATAGATTCAACTTTTGCGGATGATGCTCCAACCCAACCCATCTTCATATTAACAAAATCTCTAGTTGACATTGCCAACTCTTTATCAATAGCACCACCCACACCAGATAGATTCCAATTAGTTCCTCTTATTTTAACAGCCTTTTTTAAACCTTTTCGATATCCCGACTCTTTCCACCATATACTTCCAAAACGTCCAGTACCAGTAACAATATCCTCTACTTGAATACCTGCATCAATTGCATCTTGATATGAATTAATTTTTCCTTTTGGTAATGTAACAAGTCCACCACCTTTGAATCCTTGAACTAGACCACCACCATTCATTTTGGCACTAGCAGATATGTCAGCACCTAAATTATCCAGTTCAACTTGATCCTTGATATTTACTAATGTTTTCATATATGGGTTTTCTGCATAAAACTTCGCCTTATCTTCATCTGTTAATTGACTTATTTCTCCCGACAACTTAGTTCCATGACCCTCGACTGTTTTTGATCTTGCTGTAGTACGTGTACCGCCAATAATATCATCTTCAGTTGAAATATTTTCCATTGTTCTTGGACCTGGACCCAACATCTTTGTCATTTCCACACCTGGAGCCATAGTTATCTTCTTTAAAGGTTCCAAACCTTGCAAGGCTCTTTCTTCATTAACAAACTTAAGCATATATTCTTTTTCTTGTTTTATCTCTTCTGGGTCAGTTATGACACCCCTAGTATGTCCTAACTTTTCACTCAGAGTTTGAACCTTACCACCTTCATTAAATCCACCCATTAATGTTGGTCTGTTAGTTCCACCAGCAGCAGCATTCATGGACTCCATTGTATCCACACCATACTTTTGAACTGCTCCTTTACTCATCACAAACTCACCAGGAGTTAGCATTGCAGGAACTGTATCAGTATTACCACTTCCCGCAACTTGTCCACCTTTATTAAGTCCTTGTACTTTTTCTTTACTTACATCTTCCCCCTCACCCTTATCCATCATCTTACTGATGCCCATACCCGCTAACATACCACCACCAACAAGGAGACCGCCCTTAATAAGTCCTGCTTTTCCTCCTAATTTACTTGCTTTGAGTGCAGTAATCGCAGCTAACATCTTAGGAATAAAAGTAGCAATTGCCACTGTTAATCCTGTAACCAATCCACCAAATCCAGTTCCAAATAATAATACTGCTCCCACTAATGCAGGCCACCAATCCTTAACAAATCTAATTAAGGTTGTTATTTTACCTTGATTCTCTGGATTACCAAACCAATCCAAGAAATTCATTAAGATCTTTCCAAGAAATATAGTTGATATAAATTTCCATATCTTCCCCCACAGACTCATTACAGGTTTTATAACTGGATCTGCTAATTTTTGAAAAACTTTAGGTCTCTCTAAACTTTTCTCCTGATCTTTGCGTTCCTGTTCTTCTTTATCCCTCCGCATCTGTTCAGCAATACTCTTATCATTATCTTGCTGTTGAATTAAAGTATTTCTAATTGAATCAGTAGTAGCAGCAATTGCTTGAAGAGATTCTAACAAAGGACTATTAACTTTCTCTTGCTGATTATCCTTGCGTAAATTACTTATCTTCTTTAATAAAGTAATCTTCTTTTCATTTACTAAGGTTTTACCACGAGTGTCTCTTAAAATACGGGACAACTTACCTATATTACTTTCTTTACCAGCAACTTCTCCTAAAGACTCTTGACTTGTTCCTTTTTTAAATGCACTACCACTTATAGTAGACTTTTTAACAGTAAGCCCACCAATTTTTTCCTTTTGATTGCTCAAAAAAGGAGATAATTCTATTAATCTTTGGCGAAAACTAGCCATACTTGGATTGTTGTTTCTTGTTCTTTTGTTCTTCTTCTTCAATATGCTGTCGAAGAAGACCTACATAGATGTCTCGTTCCCAAGGCATCATATTTTCAATCTCTGTTAAGCTATATTTATGGTACTGCATCAAGGCAAAATTTAACCTGAAATAAGATTCCAAGTTCATATATGCCATACCTAACCGAAAAAAGATGCTAATCCCTCAAGTACAACTTCATTTTCAACCTTAGTCTTAGGATTAATAACCTTAATAGTGTGAGATAATTTAGGCATTGTCTCAAAGAACTTCTCAATATCCTTAAACTGAGATGAATTCATTGATTCAAGAAATTCCTTGACTTCTTTCTTAGTACAATCAGCAGTGGCCCAAACTTCCTCTTCATTGTAAATTTTATCAATACAAGTGCCAATCAGATCAAATGACTGTTCCATCTGGTTCTCTTCAGCAAAATCAAAATTATTTTTAATAAACTGATCGAGTGAGGGATACTTCATCTCCATCATCAAGTTATCATCTAATTTAACTTGCTTATTATGTTCATCATTTTTTTGAACTTCAATATCTTCCAAATTAATAGTAACAGGAACCTGTGTCTTTTCATCATCAGGACATGTAATATTAACTTCTAATTCTTCTCCAACAGATTTACCTCGAATATGAAGAAAAAGATATTCAATATCAAAAGTAGGAAGATGTTCTACTTTAATTCCTTTCGTGAGAACACAGCTCTTAAGAACAGCTTTAATCGCTGTTGTAATCTGCTTAGTGTCTTCACTCTCCAATGCAAGCACTAAGAGTTTTTCTTCTTTAACAAGAAATGGTCTATATTTAACAGTTGCACCTGTCGAAGGTAACTCCAAATCATAAGTTGGAGTCGCAATTTTTGGTAAAGGCATAATATCCTAATACAATTCAGTGTACTTTATTTAGAAGAGATTTCCAATCGCTCTTGTTGCAAATCCTTCAGCAATATCTCCAAGTCTATCATTACCTGTCAAACCATCTACAGCATTATTAACTGCTGCTCCTACTTTACCTAGTGCAAATGATTTTGCATTAGCTAAAGATTGATCTAATATACTCTTAGGATTAAAACCTCTTGAAAGTGAATTAGAAGGAAAATCAAATCCTGTTCTAGGATTAACCACATATCTAATGTAGGTCATAGAAACACTACACTTCAATAAACTAGATGCATCATAAGAAAGAGGCATTGATGTTATCGAAAGAGGAAAACATTTTACAAATTCATACTCTAATGTTCTATCAGATCTATAATTTCTTTCAAACTTAACAATTTTCATTGTTTTTCCCATATAACCACCTCTACCAGTTCTACCATCACCATCAGGATATCTCATCCTATAAAAATAATTGGGATTTAATAAATCGTTTCTAGCATTTTTGCTAAGGGGACCATTAGTAGCATATTCTATCCACTGCTCAAAAAATCTAATGGGAGTATAATCACCTGCATCTACATAAAAAGTTAAATTAGTTGACTCTTCAAATATTCTTCTATATGCATGTCTTTCAGTAACACCAGTAAAGTCATTATTTATTTCTGTGGTTGCTAAAGAAGAACCAGGAAGATCAACTTCAGAACATAATAAATTCAACTTCTCTTGCTTAGGATTTATATATGATTGCAGGTCAGGAGGAGGAACCATCTCAACTTCAAAATGAGAAGTTAAAGATGGACGCAATAGATTAGTTTTAATTTCTGCTACTGTTTTTCGAGAGGGCATTTATAAATACTTTTTGACCTTCTATATTATATATGGCTGAAAGTAAGAAAAGTATTTACAAACCTAGATTCCCTAAGAAATATAAGGGTGATATATCTAATATCATATGCCGTAGTAGTTGGGAAAATAAATTCTGCAGTTGGTGTGACTTGAATGAGAACATTCTAGAGTGGGGAAGTGAAGAGTTTTTTATACCCTATCGTGCTCCTGATGGGAAAGTTCGTAGATACTATCCAGACTTTATCATCAAGGTGAAAGAAAGCAATGGTCAAATTAAAACCTATGTCATTGAAGTTAAACCTGCCAAGCAAACACGACCACCTAAACCAAGAAAAAAAGTGACACAATCATATATCTACGAATGTAAAACCTATGCCACTAATCAAGCCAAATGGAAAGCAGCAGATGAATGGTGTAAAGATAAAAGAGTCGAATTTAAACAATATCTCAGTGACTTAAACAATAGAACCAATGATCCAGAAGAAATGATGCTGGAAATCATGGAGGTTCTTAATGAAACTGTAGAACCTATTCCTGAGGTAGGAAAGTTCTATACCTTTGTATATAATGCCAAAACTCCTGGTGAAACCTATGATCAACATCCTTTGATTGCTTGTACTTCATTAGAGAGATGGGGATTCCGTGGTCTTAACTTTCATTGGCGAAAATATAGGAACTATACATGGGAAGAACTAGCAGGACAACTCTATGTGGTTCAATATAATGAACTTGATGACCTACTTGCCATACCTTATGCTAAATACATACTAAATCCTCCCTAAATAATTAAAAAATTGTAGCATGGCAGTAGAAGCGGTTTCGGGACCAACCTATAATACAGATAAGGGACAAAGGTTCAAGATGCCTGGTTCTGGTAAGGATGAATATTGGGTAAAAGTAGATAAAGACACAGGAAATGTTCAAATATTTCAAAGTCAACCAGGTATTATTCTAGATAAAAGAGTTGGGACAATGGATCCCAAATCAGGAGAAATTGTTTTTAATGAGTTATGGGGTGGTGCTACTAAAGAACAAAAAGAACTTTTCTCACAACCCGAAAGTAAAAAAATAATCAAAGATATAAGTGGAGCCACTGTAACTCAAGATTTAATTGAAGAGGGAAAAGATGTAACTACAGCCAGACAAGAAGCAGCAGAGCTTACAGGAAGTGATGGTGGATTGTTCAGTAAAGAGGTTATCCAAAACAACATGGATGCTGAAATTAAAAAATCAGCAAATGCTAGAGAAGGAACAAGAAAACAATTTGGTACATTTGTTTATCCCAGTACATTAAGACAAGATGATCAAGACTTAATAAGATTTACAATATTAGAATATAAACCTAAAAAATTTAAAGCACGATCAACAAGTCTAGATTTCTTTGAAGATAGAGGTTCCCTGAACGATAGAGTACCTAAAGGATCCATTACGCTTCCTATTCCTGCAAACATCAACGATACTAATGCCGTAGAATGGGGTGCAGACTCTATGAATGCCATACAGGCTGCTCTAGCTAATATTGGTATGGAATTCCTTACAGGAAGAGATGTAATGGGAGAGGTATCAAAGACAGCAGGTGGTATTGCAGCAAATAAAGAAGAACTTAAAGCATCGTTAGGAACTGCAGTAGTAGAAGCAGCAACAGGAAGTGCAGGAGGATCTCTACTCACGAGGACAACTGGAAATATAATGAATCCAAATATGGAATTATTATTTAAAAAACCCACTCTACGTCCTTTTGAATTTACCTTTAAATTATCACCCCGTAGTTCACTAGAAGCAAAACAAGTAATTGGAATCATAAGAACATTCAAACAATCTATGGCTGTTATAAGAAGTGCCTCCAATTTATTCTTAAAAACTCCACATACTTACAAATTACAATACATACATAGAAATAAAGAGCACCCTTTCCTTAATAGATTTAAAGAATGTGCTCTTATGAATATGTCAGTTAACTATACTCCTGATGGCAATTATGCAACATATGAAGATGGAATAATGACTTCTTATGAAATGAGATTAGCATTTACAGAAATTGAACCAGTATTTAATGATGAATATGGTAAAGATGATACGTCAATAGGTTACTAAAATGTCAAACTATTTTAAGAAAGTTCCCAGTTTTGAATATGTTAGTAGACTTCCTGATGCTAAAATATCTGATTATATTACTGTCAAAAATCTTTTTAAAAGAGGTAAACTAGCAGATGATATCTTTAAAGATCTAACTATTTTCACTAAATATGAGATTAAAGGTGATGATAGACCAGATAATGTTGCCGATGAGATTTATGATGATTCAGATTTAGATTGGGTGGTTCTTCTTTCCAATAATATTATTAATATACAAAGCGAATGGCCAATGCCTCAAAGAGATTTTGATAGATATCTAATTAACAAATATGAAACCTATGAAAAACTAAATGAAGTTCATCACTATGAAACACTAGAGTGTAAAAATACTGTAGGTGCAGTTGTTGTACCCAAAGGTTTATGGGTAGAAGAAGATTATTCCGTCACATATTATGACTGGTATGCAAGGGGAGAAATCACTAAATCATCTTCCGATATAGTAATATCAGTAACCAACTATGAATATGAAGATAAAAAAGAAGAAGAAAAGAGAAATATATTCATACTTAAACCAAGATATTTAAATATCATAAAAGATGATTTAAAAGAATTAATGACATATAAAAAGGGTTCTACCCAATACGTGGATAAAACCCTTAAAATTGCAGAGAATATTAGATTATATCAATAATCATTCCTCAGCTAGTTTCTGAAAATATTTCAATGCATCATCTTCATCATTAGATGAACCTACAGCAGCAGTTACTGTCTGTTCTGCTCTACGACTAGCAAAGTCTGGTTTAGATGATGGATAATCAGCAGAAACTTGTCCACGAGAATTATCTTCATCAAAGACCTCTTCATCTACACGACGATTAGGTTTTTTATGTCCTAAAACATAATCAAGACGCTTCTTCAGGTCATCATATGACTTGAATTGATCAGCAGCAGTAAGAGAAACAAGAGAGTACTGCTTCTTCCATAATGCTTCTAATGCATCATCATCTTCAAGTAGAGGAGATACTGCATCGAATTCTGACTTGTCATAATTCCAGTAACCATCCTTCTTGACAATCTTCAACTTGAAGTTTGCACCTTGCCAGAAGTCAAAAGGATTGATTGGAGTTTCATCCTC